GTCCGTACGGGATTCGAACCCGTGTTACCGCCGTGAAAAGGCGGTGTCTTAACCCCTTGACCAACGGACCAGAGTTGTTATTTTCAACTCTTACTATTATACAGACTTTTTCTGACTTGTCAACTACTTTTTTGAACTTTTCTAATTAATTTTACAACAGCTTCCGTTCGAGCTGTATGTGGGAACATATCGACCGACTGGATATAATGAAGATCATAGACTTCTACTAAGCGTACTAAATCACGAGCCAAGGTCGAAACATTGCAAGAAATATAGACCATCTTTTCTGGTACATAGGTAAGAATAGTATCTAATAACTTATCGTCCAGACCTGTACGTGGTGGATCCACAATCAGAGCATCTGCTCGGTAGCCTTCCTTATACCAGCGAGGAATAATCTCTTCTGCCGTTCCAGCTTCATAATGAGTATTGTCAAATCCCATTCTTTTAGCATTTCGCTTGGCATCTTCAATAGCTTCTGGAATAATATCCATACCTCTGAGTGTTTTAACTTTCTTTGCGAAGGCAAATCCAATCGTTCCAACTCCACAATAAGCATCAATCAAATGGTCTTCTTTATTTACATCCAAGGCTTTTACCGCCTCATTATAAAGAACTTCTGTTTGTTCAGGATTTAGTTGATAGAAAGCTCGAGGAGATAGTGAAAATTCATAATTGAGTACACCTTCTTGAATACTCTCTTCTCCCCATATAATCTCTGTCTTTTCACCATAAATCTCACTGGTTTTAGCTGTATTTGTATTAACAGCTACTGTCACAACCTCTGGAAAATCTTTAATTAAATCTTTTACCAGCAGGGTTAAATTAAGCTGGCGGTTTGTAACAACAATAATCTGAACCTGTCCAGTCTTTCTTGCTCGTCGGACCATTATAGTTCTAACACCTAGAACTTTTCTCTCATCCGTGATTGGAATCTGGTGATAAGTAAGCAATTCTGCTAGACGATTAGCAATCACTTGGGTTTCCTTGTCTTGTACCAGGCAGTCTTTCAACTCTACTAAATAGTGAGAGTTTTGTGCATATAAGCCCGCCTTAACCTGATTCTTAAATTTTCGAGTCTGAAATTGTAACTTAGCACGGTAATATTTTGGTTCCTGCATTCCAATAGTTGGGCGGATTTCATAGTTTTCATATCCTACAGGAGCAAATTTTTTCAGCGCTTGATGAAGTAAGTCCGTCTTGAACTCTAGCTGCTTATCATAATGCAGGTGCATGATTTGGCAGCCTCCGCACTCATTATAAATAGTACAAGCTGGCACAACTCGAAATTTAGACTTCTTATTAACCTTTAGTAATTTTGCTTCAACAAAGTTACGTTTAATAGAAGTAATCTGACAATAGATATCTTCACCTTTGAGAGCACCAGGCACAAAGACTAATGTTTTTTGATAAAAGCCGATTCCCTCACCATTAATTCCCATGCGCTTGATTTTTAATGGTATTTTTTGTTTCACTTTCAGATTCATACCCCTATCTTATCACATTTTGAGTTATACCGCTACCGCTTGATTTTTATATTTCATTAGTAAGTAAAGGCCTTGATATTCGTGATTTTCTTTAAAATCATATTTCCTTATATTTTCTTTAAATTCTTTAAAAGTTCCTAAAAATGTTCACAAAAAAAGCTCCATAAAGGAGCCACTATACTATATGATGAGTTCAGCAGGCAAGAAACTAGCACGGTCAAACGTGCTTTTTTTATTACCTAGCATTCCTAGGAAATACTCTTAGTTATTTGAATACAATGAATTAGTACGAATTGGATAAAGTTTTACTGTTCTTTATTATTTGAGTTAGTCCCAAAAAGATACCCGGTCAGTGAAAAAATGAGTAATTTAATAATTTCTATGAAACTCTCTCCAACAGGGCTAATCCCACCGTTGTTTCTATAAGTTTCAACCACGTAAACAATTACAAGCAAAGTAACACACCAGCCAAGTAAATTGTGCCCCTTTATCGTGTTAAATACCTCTTTTGTAACTAAATTAGGTTTCACATTATTTGCATTATCAGTAGGAAATTGGCTATTAGTATTTTTAGGGACATCTTCTTCAATGGGAATATTGTTCATTTTTTCTTTCTTAGACGGCAATCTGATACTCCTCTTCTTCATGTATCTCTTGGTCGTTTAAATAAACATCTCCACGCTTGTCTGCTTTTGACCATGCTGTTCCAGGCTGATGTGTAAGTTGCGATAGATACACACCGTCTAGCTGTTTATATTTCTCCCATACTAATTCAAAAGCTCGATCGAAACGAGGATTATTATTGAATCGGACCGTATTATAAGAACCATCTTCATTAAGATAAAATTCAGTTATTCTATTAGATCTGAATTTTTTAAAAGCTTGATAAACAGATGAGATAACTGGACCATATTGCCATACTTCAAATCTATTCTCAAACAATTTCAATCCGTTTTCTTGTAGATATACCTTATATAAGATATATATTAATTTTTGTAATTTCATTGGAGAAATATCAATTTTTTCTTTTTTTGCTCTATCTAAGAATGTATTTGCCACATCTAAAGCAGTAATCATATTTATCCCTCCCTTACTTACAAAATGTTTTTATATACTCATTATAACACAATTATTAATAGATAACACGTATTTTTTAAGTTCCTTTTATAACACCATAAAAGCCCCTAGATTCGTTTCTAAGGGTTTCTAGTTGATTCATGGAGTTTTATATGATGAAGCCCTAAACTGGGGCGTCCTAGACTGCAGTTATTCAGCTGATGGCTACTTATATGCTTCTAATTCTCCGTTCTGGTGGATTCTCGCAAAGTTTAAGACAGCTATCTGTTTGTATCGGTGGTAGCTAGTGGATTTTGTCCCAGCAATTTCTAAACATTCACTTACTGTTTTCTTCCTCATGTAACAATAATGGATAATAAAGTATTTTCTGGCTCACTTGTTCTCTATCTTATTGATATCATGGACAAATGTTTCTAGACTCTCTCTGATTGCCTTTTCATGCTTACTAGTCAAATTCCACTGATCAGGTAAGACAAGTTTCCAAGCCTCTTCATCTATTGTAACTTGGTTTTCACTTCCTGCCATCCTCTGGAATCTCAGAAAGTAGGTCATCCGCTTTCTATTGTAAACTACAAGGGTAGGAGCTTAATTTCTTCCCCTAAATTTCTTCATTTTTCAAAACTAATCTTTTTCTGATAAATTGGAAGGTTTTTATCCCCTTTTTGTTTATAGGCCTCCGACTTGGAAAAAGTTCCCTTCACCGGTTCCCAAAGTATTCAAAAAATTTTTTTCAACGTGGGGGGAGTCAATATCCTTTCAGTTCTATAAATCTTTTAGCGATTACTTTTCTTCGACTATTTATATAACGAGTACTTTTATTTAGTTTCTCTGCCACGTCTTCCCAAGTCACACCAGCTTCTAAAAATCTCATTTTAAAGATGACTAGATCAGTATCAATCAGATTCTCCATCAAGGTATCTACAATTAATTTAAAACCTTCCAGATATCTTAAGGTTAAATCTTCTTCAATTCTAATTATAGTATCTTCAGTAGGACTTGAAACTTTCTTGCCCTGAGATCTAATATACGTTTCATTCCCATGTTTCTTGTTATGTATCAACTCTTGTCTTCTCAAGTAAATTTTATTAGCAATCGTTCTATATCGCCCTAACTCGATATCTATCCCGTCCAGGTCTCTGTTACTCAGTTCATACATAGTCAAGTACCTCCACTTCAATTTTAAAATTTTCTTATCTTGCATTCTGTCAAACTGACAAAAGCTTAAAAGCCTTTCAACACTCCACTTACCAGGTATCATTGTTTTAAGTTTGACAACTCTTCAATATGACAATTTAAAGAAGTATCCCTCTAATTTATTCCCCAGTTTCTCTTATCTTACATTCTGTGAAACTCACTCCATTCTATAACTTACTGATATATATGGCTTCCAAGCCTATACTCTATTTTAGTTTATGCTTTCTTCATTTTGTGAAACTAATTTACTGAAATTAAAAACAAGGCCACTTTTGATATAACTATCAATTTCTTGATATTCAAATCAGCCTTGTTTCTGATGAATTACTCTTTACCTAGATATTCTTTAATCTCACGATATTCCTTAGAAAAATTCATATGCCCACTGACATCAGGATTTAAGAACGGAAGGATACTTGTTGGATTTACTTCTGTCCGATATACTGCAAGAGAATGCTCCTGAGTTATTTCTCCAACTACTCCTTTATGTATTTCTTCTACATCTTTCTTTAGTGATTGAATTTCATCGTAGGCATCTAAAATTATTCTAAGTTTCTTCTGGTAACGTTTATAGATTTTCTTTTCTTCAGCTCTTCGTTTAGTCTCTTTAAAGATATATTCAAATATCGCTGCCTTTGCCTCCCAGAAATTAGTATCATACTCTTTCTCTAAAAGATCGATTGATTCACTCATTTTAGCAATTTGTTCTAAAGAAGTAGCATTATCCTCAAGAAAAGAATCAATATTATCAAATGAAATCTTCTTCTCTCCAGTAATTGTTTTTCTTTTTTCTTCCAACTTTGTTCTTGCTTTTGCAATCTTATCTTTTTTATCATCAAGATTTTCTAATGTTGATAATACTTCTCTAATATCCATCCCCTATCTCCTAATTCCATTTTATAAAGAAAGCGCAATCCGTTTCAATTTTCTTCACAACGAAACGAGTATAAAGCATTAAACTCATTCCATAAATAACGGATTCACTTACCCAACGTAAGCTATTTTTATTTCTTTCAAATAAAGTAGCGAAATTGTACAAATCCCCAACGAAAGCAACTTTATCGCCTTTTACTCCTAGTACTTCATCAGATACAACAATAACATCATCAACGTATAAGTTTTCTGAGTATTGTTCCTTCTTGTTAATTTTTAAAATATAATTTCCATCGCTAGATTTCTCTTTATCTAAAAACTTAAATAGTGACTGACTTAATACAAGAGTATTATGACGTTCAGGATTCAAATCGTTTATGGTGTCTTTCAATTCGTCAAAATTAGAAACATTTTTTTCAGGTGCTTCTTTTAGAATTTTTCCAATTTCAATATTACGAGTTTTACGACAAAGACGGGTAATTTTGTTACTTAAGAAGTCTGATATATTATATTCTCCATCATCAACTTGTTCAGACGATAAGGCAATACGGCCTGAAAATGTCTTGTGTTCAAACTTGGTTCTAATCTGTTTTTTTCTAAGTTCTACACTTTTACTATCTCTAAACTCTTCTGATTCAAGTTCTGATAGATGTTCATCGTCAAAACCTACAGTTTCATATGTTCCACCAGTACCCGTGTGCTCAATCACATTAACAAGATCCACTAATTCTTTTCCTTCTTCAGGAACGTCATAGATACTTGTTATATCTTGTGATAATATTAAACCTGTTTTTGATTTTTCATCATCAATACTCATTCCTCTACTTCTTACATACTTTTCTACCAAACTAAATTTTTTAGCCATTTTATACTCCTTTATCTCTTTATTGCTCCTCGTTGTTTATAATTTTTTCTAAAGTTCTTAGCTCTTAGCTTTTCTTTTAGAACTCTACGAGCTTTTAAAATCATTTTTTCTAACTGTTGATTTTGTGTTTTCATCAGCATATTTTTCTAGTATTTCATGGTTCCCACTTTCTAAACTGCTATCTTCATTTTTACATTTTGAAAATATTTTCTGTCTTTTTTCTGGATCAATAGAAAACTTACTAGCTACCACATACCCTAATGAAGTATCTACCGTCATCTTCTTCACCTCCTTTCTTCTCAAGCAAAAAGGGACATACCACTAGCATCATATGCTTACGGTATGCCCCTGAGTTGTTCTCAATAGACTTATTTTTTAGTTTCTTTTTTGACTAGATGAGTAAATTTCCCATCTGAGTAGACTAAAGTTATCTCTCCAAATCTTGGAACTTTTTCTATCTCTATTATACCACATTTTTCGTAGACAATAAAGCCTTTTTCTGTTGAAAATTTCATTTCATCCATATCTATTAACCTTTCTCTCCTCTCACTGTGTTAATCGTATATCGCTTATCTTTGATCGTAAAAGCCTTGAAAGTGTTCCCTTCTAAACCTTTCAAAATTCTACTTGAGTTTCTAGCGTTGTAAACAGTTCGCAGTTCACTGCTATCTAGATTCGTGTTGAAAATCGTAGTTTCTCGATTATTTATAATATCAAACAAGAAATCCTGTTCCCAGTCACTCTTAGGAGTGATTGTTCCATTTTTTGCTCCAAGGTCATCAATGATTAGAAAATCAACGTCAACCAGCTTTTTAACCGCCTCATACTCTGTTAAGTTTGCATTTCTTCCATAAGCCCAACCTTCTTTTATCTGCTTGATAATCTCGGTTAAGCTGACAAACAATACGCTCTTAGGCTCGTTCTTCTCTCTGAAACTCTCATTGATTTCTTTGGCCAGGGCAAGCGATAAGTGACTTTTTCCTATTCCTGTGCTACCGCTGATTAAAGTATTTCCCGTCATACCTGCAAGGTACTTCTGGGCTTGTCCTTTTACAAACTCTAACATCTGACATTCCTCTGTAGTCTTAACAAAGAAATTATCAAATGTCGCTCCCTTTAACTCTTTAGGAATTGTACTATCACGCATTAAGACATCATAAGTTTTAAAATACGTTTGTCTATCATCAAACCTCTGTAATAGGTCTTTCTCTTTTTGTTTAATATCCCCCTTCACACACTCCGGGCAAAATGGTTGTATTTTTCTTTCTGAACTCCCTACTACAGGTATAGAAATTTCCCAGTAATTTACCTGATGAATATCACAAACTTTATCTGATATTTTTCTGTTATTAAATTCTTTAAATTGTTCCTTCATCCTTGCAACTCCTAAAATGGTAGGTCTGGGAAGTTATCTTCAGACTTCCCTCTTATTGTTTTAGGCTTTTGATTCAAATAACCGTCAAACTTAGAACCGAAAAGTGTTTCAGGTCTCAGATATTTAGAAAATTCAGGACTATCCTTCCATTCTGCCGTTTTAATATCTATCACCTGTTTAAAATCTTTAAGTGTATAGCCTTCTTTGAATCGTGCTAGTAAAAGCCTTTTAGTCTTGTCAACAAATTTATATCTCTTGTTAGCTACTTGATTCAGATAAGCAATAGGAACCCAAAGTTCTTTATGTTTTGTTTTCTCTAAATCTTTTATAGCTGTTTCTTCAAGCCAAGTAGGAAAAGTGAAGTCGGGATTTCCCGACAATATATTATCTAAATATAAATTATTACTCTGACTATTAACTCTATTCTCTTTCTCTATCTCTGTTGGACATGAGTTGGAAAAAGTCTCTTTACTTTGGACATTCTCCAATTTTGGTATATCTTGACTATTTTTTCTTTGGTCTCGCTTGTATTTTGCCCAGTTTGTTTCACTCTCAACCATGGCTTTTGCTTGCGATAATGTAGCATGGCCATCATCGTCTATCTGAATCAGCCCGCATTTTGTAAAATATGCAACCGTCATATTGATATCATCTTCAGAAACATCTAGTTTTAAAGCTAATTCCTGTACCAAACTATCAAAATAGCCTTCATAGTATAAAATACAGTCATCTTCTAAACTTTCCAACATAAGACGGATATAAATCACTGTCATAGTGTAGCCACCAGGCATATTTTTAAGTCGCTTAATAAAAAGGTTATCAAAAAACTTCTTATCAACTTTTAACCAAAAATATATTTTAGTCTTTGCCATCATCTACCCCCAAAAACTTTAAAACATCTGAGATTTTATAATACGCTTTTCTAGTATCTTCAATAGGCGGTATATACTGCGGTAGTCCTGCACATTCCCATTTTGTCAAGGTTTTATCTCCTATGCCCAGTTCTTCCTTTAGTTCCACCTTGCTGATTAAATCTAATCTTTTTTGAGGTACTTTCTCATGACTTTTTAAATACCGTTCCACTGCTTCCAAAATCTTAGATTTTAAATCTTCAATCATTTTTTCAAACATCTTAGTACCCCCATGGCTTAACCCCTGCAAGCTGAATATATCGCCCATAATCAGGGTTTAAATCCTCGCTAGGTGTTTCTATTGTCTGTGTACTTTCTCGCTCAATTCGGGCGCTTTTTTGGCGGTCTAGGTGGTTTAGATACATGAGAAGGCCAATCAAAATCACGGTAAAAATAAGCGCCTGTGTGTTGGTTAAATCTAACTCATTCATTTCAATAGCCCCCTTTTTCGTAGATCAGTAGCTACTAAACTACGTAAATACGTCCAGGTTGAAGCAGTTGCGTGAACGATTCCATTACTTAAATTGTTTTCTTTTATTGCTTGATCTAAGAAATTGAATAGCAACCAGTTAGGGGCTTTGCCATGTATTTCTGTGCATTCGTCGTCATATTTTTTTAATTCCCCAAGCAAATTCTCGACATTGCTATTAAAGAAATCCTCATGGCTTGCCTCTTGCTTTTTATATGCCTCAGATAATTTGTAAAACTGAATCCATAACTGACTAATTGCTGATCTACAATCTTCCGCGATCTCTGTTGCCCCATGGTGTTCCTTGGATAAATGCCACTCTGATAAAATATCTAGCTTTTCTTCTACAAGTCCTAACTCTTTTTCAAAATCTTTAAAATATGTATCCATGTTTTTTACCTCTATTTCTATGTTTGTGTAATTGCCGTGATGGGCTTTTTAATGATCGTTTCCTATACAGTTTCTTCACCACTCCAAACGCTACCAAGTTGACGGACGTATGTAGCGGTGTTTCATGGGTAATCACCCACATTTTCTCTAAACAAGGTCTTAGAATCACCCTGTCAGCACTCATTTTTCAAAACCTTTTCTAATTGCTTGCCTGCTCTTCGGTTTTTCTTTAGGTATTTGATAGAATAGATATTTTTTGCTATAATCAAAGCATAGAAAAAATTTCTATATCCTTAATCTTGTCGCTTGCTTTGGTCGCCAAACTTTCAGCAAGTGACTTTTTTTGTTGTCTTGTTTCATGCTTTTTTCCCTGACTTGGGTTTATAAAGCAAGTCTTTACTTTCGATAAGATCCAGAATCCAGCTGAAGCCCTGCTCCACTGTTTCAAGAAATGCGCCCAGGTCTTCACTGTCCAAGTTCTCGTAGTTCATGCAAAGATATTCGGCTAGTTGTCTGTCTTTCTCAACTAGCTTTTTAAAATCCTTGGGATACTTAGGAATTTCTAACCCTTTGGCATTTGTAACTGTCTTAAATTCATTTTCCATTTTCTATACTCCTATACTTTAAAAATTAATTCCTTAATTTCTGAATACCCCCTATTCAAGTTAATCATAGCTATTGCCATATCTTCCAAACGTTGGTAGTTTGTCAGTTCTGCACTTGTCAAGCCATCAATACCGTTCTTACTTTCTCGCTCCTTCATGAGTTGCGCTTTATTATTCCCTGTCACTCCCTTTAGTAGTAAGTTTATAAGAGTACTATAGGCATGCTTGGGGGCTTTCTCCCATGTTTGAATAGCTTCGGTTAAGCTTTTACGCTTTGGTTTTTCCAGTTCCCGTTGAAGATAGCGTTTAGAAAGTTCATCACGCATTTCAAAGAAGGCTTTGACTAGATTGGTTTTGAAGTTGGCCACTTGCTCGGTATTCTTTAAAAATGTAACTAACAAGGTCGCTTGTTGCTCATTCAAAATATAGTCCTTGGTATTCTGGCCACTTTCCATAGCTTGAATTTTAAATCCGACCTTTCCGAACCGTTCAAACCTTACTTGATGTTTGCGGCTCGTCTTGGTTATTGTGTGATGTTGCAATCCTGTACACTCTGCAACGATACTGCTCAGCGTATACGGCTCTTTCTTGCCGTCCATATAAACCAGTTCCATTGGTTCGCTCCTTTCTAATAATCATCTAAAAGCCAATCTATCACACTTTCGTAAATACGTTTAGGTGCATCATAGTTCCCAGCTTCAATCTTTGCTAGGGTAGGGGGTGTTATTTTCAATTTTTTGGCTAACTGAACTTTCCCCAACTGGAGTTCCCCTCGTTTTCTACGAACTTTTTTTGCATGTTCTATAGTTAACAACATTATTAGTAATTCCTTTCTAAATTTCTCTTTTGACGAAACTTTTTTCATCATAATTTGAATTATAGACGAATTTTTTTTCGTTGTCAAGCGATAAATGAAATTTTTTTCGTCTATGATTTTATTTTTTCTTTCGACTGTGTTATACTCTAGATAAACGTAAAAAAAAGGATAACTAATGGAAAATCAAACACCTAAAAACAATCTTAAAAAAATTAGAATAGAAAAAGGATTCTCCCAAAAAGAATTTTACGAAGATATTATAAAAAAAGAACTAGGTTTGAATATTACTTTACGAACTTATCAAAATTGGGAAAATCCAAATAATGAGATTAAATCAAAACCTGCTCTACTGCTTGCAGAATATTTTGGAGTAAGTATAGGATATTTACTAGGACATGAAAGCGATGACGTTTTATTGAATACACTTTCCAAAAAAATTTCTAGTTTAAGTCCGGAAGAATTTGTTGAATACACGCAAACAGACGAATATAGTGACGAAAAAAAATTATTTGACCATCTTTTTACTAAACTCCAAGATTTTAACGAAAAGTCTATGAGAGGTAGAAAAATAAAAGATATTATTGGACTATTAAAAGGGTTAGATTTAGATGATTTAAACTTAATAAACGGTTTTGTTGAGCGACTATACTTCAGTGATTATTCTCTAGATGATAATGACATATTAGATAATAAACGTAAACAACTCTATGATGAATTAAAATTGTAAGATTAGCAAAGCGAATAATAAGCCCCATATTCACCTCGTTTTCTATTCTGGTACATTTTGCCGTCCGTCCTCTTAAAGTCGAAAATAGGGGCATTCTCGTAGCTCCTCGCATGGTCTAAACTCAAAACCTTTTCTAATTGCTTGCCTGCTGATGGAAAAAGGAGTTAAAACCATGAAAATTACACAACACACGAAAAAAGACGGATCAGCAGTCTACCGCTCTAGTATCTATCTTGGCATTGATTCTGTGACTGGTAAGAAGGTCAAGACTACCATATCAGCACGAACAAAGAAAGAACTCAGAAACAAGGCCACCCAGGCTAAGGTAGAATTTGAGAAAAACGGCTCTACACGGAAACAACGCTCACATATAACAACCTATAGCGAACTTGTGGACTTGTTTTGGCAAACCTACCAGCATACCATAAAAACTAATACTCAGATAAAGATAAAAGGTTGCTTAAATAATTACCTCTTACCCTCATTTGGTATTTACAAACTAGATAAACTTACTCCTGCTATTATCCAAACTCAGGTAAATAAGTGGGCGGATGAGTATAATCAGGACGGAACGGGGTATAAAGAATACAATCACCTTCACGCCTTAAATAAACGTATTCTACAGTATGGAGTTTCTATCCAGGCATTGGATAATAACCCTGCTCGCGATGTTGTCATTCCTAGAAAGATAACAAGAGATAAACAAGAAATTAAATACTTTCAAGATCAGGAACTTAAAAACTTCCTCTCCTATCTCGATAACCTGGAGAATACCTTTGTCAATTTCTATGATACTGTGCTTTATAAAACGCTCCTAGCTACTGGACTGCGCATCCGTGAATGTCTGGCCCTGGAATGGTCTGATATTGACCTGCAGAACGGAACGATCGATATTAACAAAACACTCAACATTTTAAACCAGGTAAACAGTCCTAAGACAAAATCAAGCTATAGAGTTCTAGATATCGATCATAAAACAGTGCTCATGCTTCGTCTCTACCGAGCAAGACAAGCAGAAAATGGTAGAAACATTGGCTTAACCTATGAGAAAGTATTCTCTGATAGCTTTGACAACTATGTCAATACTCGAAAGGTCGATTATCGCCTACATAAGCACTTAAAAAACGCTAACTGTACTGATTTAGGCTTTCATGCTTTCCGACACACTCACGCTAGTATCTTGCTTAATGCTGGCCTGCCATACAAGGAAATACAGACACGGCTTGGCCATGCAAAAATATCTGTAACTATGGATACGTACAGCCATTTATCAAAAGAAAACCAAAAAAGAGCAGTCTCATTCTTTGAAACTGCCCTCGAAAAAATAAAAAGTTCTTAAAAAAGTCCAGAAAATAAAAAAAGCGATACATAAAACCCTTATGTATCAACGATTATAGAATGATTTCGGTATAATTGACTATTATACCGAAATTTTCTCATTTTTAAAAGAAAAAGGGCGCTGGTAAAGGATAATCTTCACCAACTCCCT